ATCGTGCAGGAAGAGTGTACAGTTACTTCATCGAATCCAGTGTTGCTTTGGCGCAGAAATGTCTTGCCGCACTCAATTTTGAGTTGCGATGGGGTATACGTGTCAAACATTTGTTGTCCGCCTTGGGCATCGGTGGTGCTGTGATAGGCGCTGCTGCCATGGTTTACAATTATGTTCTACCAGAGCAACCAGTGGCGGAAGGACGTCGTTATGATCAGAAAGACAAGAATGGCAGGTTCAGATTCTACACTGACAAACGTGGCAAGGTTCGTAAGCAATACTGTAAAGAGGCATTGTACTGGATGGAGCAAGAGCGCCAGAGGGGCCAATCAGGTCATCCTGAATCTGAGAGCAATCACACCAGGGAGAACATTGCAAAACATGTTTTCCATTTCACCACACCGAGAGGCGGAGCCCATGCAGCTTGCCTGAAAGGCAGGGTGTACATTGTTCCGACGCACATACTGGGACAAGTAGGTGACGAAGGTGTAGTCTGGTCATTGCGGAAAGGGGAAGTTACCTACAATGGTATCGTCACCCCTGATCGGGTGAATTACCTGACTGTGAAGGATGGAAATCGCGAGGTCTATAGTGATGTTGCTGTGGTCCATTTGGGTCCTGGTAGTCCACCTGACATGCGCGGAATCCTCCATCATATAGTTGATGATCCGATGCAAGTGGCGACTCTTGTCATTGGTACAGCTCATCTGGTACGTGAGAATGATACTCTACTAGTAGGTTGTGCTACCCGACAGGATAGCATGCAGATGTGGAAAGACAAGGAGATAGCTTTGGGTACACCTTCGTGTTGGACCTATTCTACCAGAGAGCCAGGTGACTGTGGTTCTCTTCTCATTGATGATGCTCGTGTCAAATCAGGACGCTTCATTGTTGGGATCCATGCAGCAAGGGTTCGTTCCGGTCAGTTGCGGAAAGGGATGGGCGTTCCTTTGAACAGGGAGTTCCTCACCCAGGCCTATGAAAATCTCACCAGTTCAGATATACTATCTGAAGGTGTTGAGATAGTCGCCCCTGCGGTAACGGGCAGGAGCATTCCAGAGGGACTGGTGATTCCAAACCTGGCACCCCATGGGATGGATGTTCATAAGGCACCACGCTGGCAGACTGCTTCGAAGAAGGTAGCATCTCCCATATCGTGTACACCATTTGCTCGACATTGTGTTGACGGTCCTGTCAATCTTGAGACTGAGGTGTGCATGAGAGGTATGCGCTCAGCGATGTCGAAGTACGGGATACCCGTTAGGGATTTTCCCGTGTCTATATCGAATTTGGCATGGGAGTCCTTGCGGGAGGACTTTGATGCAATGGAGCGTATTTGTCCGGTCAAGATATGGTCCCTTTCAGAAGCATTAAATGGGATGGACTATCCCTACTGTCAGCCCATGAACATGAAGGCGGGTCCGGGATGGCCATTGAAGCACATGTTCCCCAGTTTGAAGCACAAGTCAGATCATATGACATGGTCTGATGTGGACGGGTGGACGGTTGAGACTTTTGCGTTGCAGAAAATGATTGAGGATGATGAAATGTCTCTTTTGCATGGGACGCCGTTTCAGCCTTCCGCCGGGTATGTTTTTCCGAAGGATGAAATACGTCCGGCAGAGAAGGATCCTCGTCCTGTCTGTGCTGAGGGAATTCAAGATCTCATACAGCAGCGAGAGTATCTGGGTTCCTTCTGTGCCGCTTATTACAACAGTCATGGAACCAATTGGTCCGCAGTTGGCATGGACGTGCTGAGTGTGGAATGGGACCTTATGATCCGCCGCCATAAGGAAATTGCTGGATTTTCCTTTGCTGCTGATCTGAAACGTTGTGATTCAGGTATGTCGGCCACATTCATCTATGCATTTGCGGAGGAAGTTCATAGGTGGTATTCGCGCTATGGTGACCTCAATCCGAAGGAGGTTACTATGCACCGCAGAGCTCTCCATCGGGAAGCACAGAACTGTGCCCATGGATACGTTTCGTTCAGAAACAGTCTGTTCCGTAAGCCAAAGGGACAGAACACCGGGACGTTGCTCACCATTATACGAAATAGTGTGTGGTGTCGATACTTGTTCGCTTGTGCGTACATGTTACTGGCGCGCAAGTACGGTGACATTGATGACCAAGGTGTTGCTGGCTTTCGTCAGAATGTTCGACAGTCAATCTATGGTGATGATTCGATCACCACCGTGAGCCAGAGGTGTCCATGGTTTAACGGTGCAGCCATTGCGGAGGTCCTGCTTCACTATGGATATGTCTTGACGAGTGCTCACAAGAATCAGGACTACGGTGATGGTGATATACTGAAGTGCAACTTCTTACATGCCACCACTTCAGTGGGTATGGTTCCTGAGATTGGGTTCGCGAGGTATTTTTGCAAACCGGATCTCTCCTCACTTGCTAAACCTATTCGTTGGATCACCAAGGGGCTTCCCTTGGAAGTTTGTGTTGCACAAAATGTGAATGCAACGTTGATTCGGTGTTTAGGATTGGGGAAAAGAAAGTTCACTGAAATTCGTGATGAATTAGTGTCCGCATTGATTACCAGCGGACTTGATTACGGACACATGTGGACTTGGAGTGATCTTGTTGAACGCTACCGTTCATTACTAGATGATGGCAACAACTTGCTGATACCTCATGAGGAGAAACCTCCCACTCTTCGTGTGGGGGTCAATGACCCGTGGGTAGGGGAGCATCATATGGTCCTCGATGATAGCAAGGTGAAGTCGTTTGACGAAATTGAGACGGGTTCTCCTATTGAGCCACTCTTTGACATTGTGTCTCAGATGGACGCCGAGAAGGGTCTGGACGACCTTAGTGCTCTTGAGGTCAACGATGTTGATCCTGCTGCGACAGATGCAGGCATCAATTTTGTGGATCAGACACAGAAACCAATCCATCAGATTGGCTACACGACTGATTCCAAAGATGCTGACAATGCGATCGAGGAGGAGCAATTCACGTATACACGGGTGTTGTCTAAACCCAACTATGTGACCTCAGTTTCATGGAGCACTAGTGATGATACTCTTCAGCGGATATGGTCAGCACCGTTGCCGTTTGGTCTAGTCACAGGACCACACACACAGGTCTTTGATACATTCAGGTATTGGAGAGGTGATGTCAATGTCACATTTCAAGTGCAGGGAACGCCATTTCATTTGGGAATGTTGTGTGCGTATTTTGTACCATTGTCATCTGAGTCCGACGTTATCGACGTTCAGTTAGGAAGCCGGGCATCCTGGACGGTTCTTAACCACGGTTTCCTCAATGCTGCGGAGAGCAATTCGTTCACCATGACCATTCCTTTTGTTCATTGGAGACGTTTCCTGGATGAGGACCAGCCTGATGCGAGCATTGGTTCAATTAACTTGGCCGTGTTGAATCAGCTGGCTACGGGTCCAGATGGTCTCCAGAACATAGAGGTGGCTGTCTACGTCAGTTTTCCTAATGCCCAGGTGAAAATACTCCGGACGGTGGCTCCTCCGGCGCGAGCACCAATTCCTGTTAGTGTGGACAAGTCAGAGGCGCCTAGTCATAGGGGCGCTGTCAGGTCAATGTCATACATTGTAGCGGAGGGGAACTCCTTCGTGAAAAATATAAACGTTGACCATGTGATGGGTAGTACGATCGATCTTCGACAAACGAGTGAGGGTACCACTTTTGCAAATGAGCAGACAGCTACAATACCTGCTATGGACAAACCTAATATAGGCTTGAATCCTATACCATTTGTAGAGAGGATGCCCTTTCTCAGTCAGAGGAACAATCTGACTTATGCCAACGTCCTGGATATGGATGCTGGTAGTAAGATCATGCCAAGTCCCGAGGACTTTGCTTCAGGGGAAGATAACATGGCCATTTCTTCAATTGTATCACGAAAGACATGGCTGGGGACTATTCCCTGGAGGCAAGACGATCAGGTAGGAGAAGGTATCAGTGTACAGCTGACGCCTTGTCCAAGTCTGTTGGATGCTAGACTTGGAGACATTTTGGATGTCAGTCTCTTGGAATATGTCTCTTCGCAATTCACGTTTTGGTCAGGATCATTGGAATTTGAACTCCAATTCGTTAAATCGTCTGCGCATACTGGTCGCTTTGGTGTGACAACAAGGTATGGAGAGTACACTCCTCAAGGAGGTGCATCCCTCAACATGAACCAGTATGCAACTGTGGTTGACTTGAAGGGGACTAGCAGTACCCATACGTTTAGTGTGCCGTATAGAGCAGGCACTTCCTTGTTGCGCATACCAAATGGTACTGGCAATTTGAGGGACTATTCAATGGGTTTGGTCAATCTGGTTTGGTTGACGCCTCTTAGGGGGCCCCCTTCTGTGGCTTCGGAGATTGAAATCAATATCTATGTGAGTGCTGGCGCTGACTTTCGCTTACTAGGATATGGATATCAAAATCAGACCCTACGGGCTTACAATTACCCAGAGCCGAATGAGACGGTCGAGATCAAGAGTGAGATGGACCCTGTGGTGACTACGGAGGAGAAGATGATGTCCTCTGTCATTTCTCCGGTTGGTGGAGTGCACACAGATGGTGGTCTCTACAATGAGGCGACCATGACCATCCAAGATCTGTGTAAGAGGTCTTATCCTGTGGCGGTTTATCAGGTGACGGATCAGGAGACGAACTACGTACTACCTTTAGCTAGTGTTTTTAACAGCTTCTTTGGCAGTACAGTCTATGAGGGTTCCATGATATCCCGATTCGCATTCCTGAGCGCACCCTATAGACTGTGGGCGGGTGGTCTTCGGTTCCATGTTTTCGGTGGACAGGATGTTGAAGTGCTGATCAGTTATTCAGGTGGAGCGCAGGTAGCTGAGTCCGCGAACAAAGGAGCTTTCACTCCTAGTAGTTCGTTACAGCCCTCCGGAATGATCCCAGTGGACTTCCGTGTTCAGGGACCAAGTGTGTCGTCTGTTTCGACAACATTCACTACTCAGTTTGGAGCCCTCAAGTTACCTAAGAGAGCTGGTGAGAGTGAGGACTTCACATTCAATCCGGGACATCTGAACATTACCATTGGTGGTGGAAGTGTTTCAGAGTCAGTTCGATTGTTCTGTAGTTTCTGTGACAACACCCGTATGGGTCATTGGTGGTCCGTACCCTCGTTGAAGGTGGGTCCAGCAAACCTTGTCCCTGACACATATCCAGAGGTTGGTAATGTGTTACAACTCGGAGAGATACTTCAAGTCAACAATGATGAGACCGTGTCGACGTGGATACCTCGTGCAGATCTGGTGAGGGAACCTATAGCTGTAGACCCTGTTGGTGCTCTCTATCCTAAGCGGTTGAATTCCTTGCAAGTTAGTACTTCAAAGTTGAATGTAGATGACTTGCATGCGCTTGGCTTTGACGTTAACTCTGGTACGACGATTAATATCGTGCCTGGAGTCACCGTGGTCAATAAGAATTTGGAGATCATTCTCGCGACAGCTGAGACAGTGACACTGAACTATGTCATTGATAGCTCAGATGTGCGAGCCCCGTATCAAATTTCGGGAACGGCGGTAAACCCAACACCCGTTCCTGAAGGTACTCTTGCTGATGGGTACATCATCGGTCCAAGCAATTTCGGAAATGCTGGATTTATGCAAGAGTATTATAATATTCCCGCAGGTTTTATACCTGTTGCGGAACCGGGATCAGTGATCGATGCAGATGTGAACCTAACACCATTAGTGGTAGGAGGTATCCCTGCAGGAGCACTAGTGATTGGGCCCCCTAGGGTCTT